ATACCAATGACAACAACAAATACTATACAAAACCCAAACGCACAAATTGTATGGCAAACATCTTTTAGAATATATTTTGATAAACCAAATACAATGGGCAATATATTAGGTTTTCGAAATGTCGGAAATAATAATTCAATCACTCAATATGACACAATTATAAATCCAAATACATTATATATTAATGAATTAACTAAACCAAATGATTTTAATAAAAAAATAAAATTAGATCCACCGCAATATATTCTCATGTTTTGTAATGAAGTTGATGAAAATATTATGACTGTCAATAATACTGTATCTAAAATAAATAATAAAAATTATTTTTTTTATAAAATAAATATGAATAATCCAAATAAACAACAATATATTTATGATACATTTGTTGATACTCCAGTTATTTATACTGCTCCACTCCGAAGAATAAATAAATTTAGTTTCTCTTTTTTTACTCCCGATCATCAGCCTTATGATTTTGATAATTTAGATCATTCTTTTGTTCTTGAAATTACAACAATAAAAGAAATTCCCATAGGAACTGAAATACGTGAATAATTTTTTATTTTAATTTAATACATTTTATTTAATGCATTATATTTAATGCATTATATTTAATGCATTATATTTAATGCATTCTGTCTCTGTGTTTCATCATACTTAAATATTCTGATCCACCTGATAAACTGCTAAAAATAGCACTTGAACTATATTTTAAACCATTTGTTTGGCGTGCAGTCTCATTCATTGATGATGTATTTGCGGTTGAATTTGTTGAATTAGATGAATTAGATGAATTAGATGAATTAGATGAATCAGTTGAAATATCTGTTGTATGTCGCGACGTTGTATTAGTTGTATTAGTTGATACTGTTGATGTTGGCATATTTGGATTATTTGGATTATTTTTTGGTTTATTTTTAGTGCTTGATTCTGTGTCTAAATCTGAGCTTGAACTAGAACTTGAACTAGAACTAGAGCCAGAACCGGATGAACTTGATGACGTGCTAGATGTTGAACTTGTGCTACTGCCTCCACCATTCATAACTCCTTCGAAATTTAAATTTTGACTTGTTGCAGAATATGAATATTCATTATTATTATTAGCATTATCACCACCTTTTAATGTTTCTAAATATTCTTGCATTTGTTGAATATCCTTATCAGTATTTATTAATGATGTATCACTAAATGTTTGTGATGCACCATTTGAATATCCGCCGTCATGATGAACTTTTACGGGTATTGGCGAATTAGAAACTTTATGATTTTCAGTTTCAGAAGTTATAGAATATACATTGTTTGCGTTTTGAGTAAGTGATGTTGCGGAATATTGTTCTGCAGATGCATTACATCCACACCCTCCGCCATTAATGTGATTCTGTGATTTTTCTGCAGTAACATTACCACATCCACACCCACCACCATTTAAATTTTTATCTGCATCTTGCGAAGTTGCAGAATATACGGTGCCTCCCGCGATTGTTGTTGCGGAATATTGCGATTCTTCGTTTGAATAATTACCACCATATTGAGAAGTATTTTTTTGTAATATATTATTATTATTTTCAGATTCAGAAGTTGCGGAATATACCGTGCCTCCTGCTAATGTTGTTGCAGAATATTGTGATTCTTCCTGTGAATGTAAATAATTACCTCCATTTTGAGATTTAATAAATGATGAATTATTGTCGGAATATGATGTTGCGGAATATACTGTGCCCCCAGCTTGAGTTGTGTCAGAATATAAAGAATCATCACCGCCAGCCATATCTTTTTCTAGATCTGAATAAACCATATTTTTAATATATTTATATTCATCCGAATTTAAATTAATATCATCATTTGTTGCATGTGCGGTTGTGTGTGATTTTGCATTAATATTAGAATGATAATTTTTTCCACCAACATTTGTATTAATTCTTGGTTTTTCAGAATCAAGTAAATATCGTTTGCGGGTTGGTAGAAGAGAAACACGACTATTATTGCCTCCAGTCATTGGTTGTGGAATAGTTGATACTTGGGGCACAGATGTTTGAACAGTGCTTAAAGAAAAGTTAATATTTGGCGTTCGTTGGATAAAATTATTATGTTTCATAAAAGAATTGCTTTGCGATTGAGTTGAATTTGAATTACCCATTATATTATATATATATAAAGTTTTTTACAATACAAAATCAAATAATTATAATTTGTATTAATATATGAAAAAATTAATATTAATTATTTTAGTATTTTTTTTATTATTTATATTATATTATGAATACAATAATTATGACATGATTAATATCATATCAGATATTGATGCGAAAGAATATTCAGTTAGAAATCGAGAAGATAAAAATAGAGCAGCTAATATGCTAGCAAAAATTAATATGAATATACATAAATTATCATTATATTTAGTAAATAATATAAAAAAATATAAAGAATATGAACCGTATATTATTCAATTAAATAATAATATAAAAAATGTTGTAATTAGTGAAACTCCATATAATTCGAATTATACAAGTTATACAGTAAATAAAGGAGATAAAATATTATTTTGTTTAAGAAAAAAAGTTAATTCAAATTTATTAGACAAAAATAATTTACATGATATAAATTTAATAATGTATGTTGCTTTACATGAAATATCACATGTTGCTTGTCCCGAATATAATCATACACCTTTATTTAATAAAATATTTAAATTTTTTTGTTTAGAAGCAGTTAATATTGGTATTTATACTAAAATAGATTATAGTAAATATCCAGAATTATATTGTGGATTATTAGTGGATAATAGTATCATTTAAAATTAAAAATTTATTATAATCAGCATATTATAAATGATAACCGACCGACCATATAAAGTTATTTGGAAATATAAAAATGAAAATAGATATACACAATATAATATTTATATTTACATTGGTAATGTTAGCAGCGATATTGATGAAATTTTACAAAAAATTAAAAATTTAAATTTATACGAAACTTTTATTAGTTTAAATGAAACTGAAAAAAATAAATTAATAAAATCATATGGTGAAAAATGGTATGAATATTTTTTTAATATGTATCATATTATTTTTATTTTTTCACAAATTATAAATACTGAAAGTATGAAAAATGAAATTATTAAAAAATATAGTCGTGAATGGTTTGATACTCATATTATTACATCAAGAACTATTGAAAAAAAAATTATTTATAGTTACGATGCTTTAGTCAAAAGTGAATTAGAACGAAAAATTATAAAAAAAGGCAGGTCAATGAATTTTAATGTTGATAATGAAAATGAAAAATCTAATTTTAAACTCACAAAAAATGAAACTATTAATACTATTTTAGGTAAAAAAGAAGACATTAAAAATAAATTAAAACGAATAAATTTTAATAAAACCGATCATAATAATCGAATTAATAATAATTATGAAAATATATATATCAGTGATAAATTAGATAATACAGCATCTGATAGTCATAAATTATTATCAAGTGATATTAATCAAATTAATATTCATCATAATGAAGAAAAAAGTTTATTCTTTAATTGGGAAACTCAAAAATATATTTTATTAAATCATGTATTAGGTAAAGCTTTTACAAAAATGAAAGGTGGTGGCAATGATGATGATGATGATGATGATGATAATGAAGAAGAAGAAGAAGAAGAAGAAGAAGAAGAAGAAGAGAATAAGGAAGAAGAAGAGAATGATGAAGATGAAGAAGATGAAGAGAATAATGAAGATGATGAAGAAGATGATAAAGATGATAATGATGATGAACATGAAGAAAATAAAGAAGAAAATGAAAATGAAAATGAAGAAGAGAAAGACGAAGAAGAGAAAGAAAAAAATAATACTGAAGATAAAAATGAAATTGAATATTTATATTATAACGATGACGTAATAATTGATGAGAATATTAATAAAACAAATCTTATGATACAGAAAACATTAAACGACAATGTATTAATTGATAAGAACGCAAATTTATGCGAGTTTGATGATAAAAATGATATGTCAATGCGTATTGAAAAATTAAAATTTGTATATAGCAAAATATATGTAAGAACACATTATATATTATGCGACGATACAATAAAAGAAATAAAAAATAAAATATGTTGTACATTAAAAAATAATACAAAATTTGGCGAGAACGCATATATTATTCCGTCGAGACAATACCTATGGGGAGAATATATATATAATGATGAAATTAATAAAATTATGTTAGGACAAAAATGGGTGAGAAGAAATGAATTACTAGATATTGACGTAGAACCGGATAATAGATTTTATTTATATGAACAATTAAAAGAAAATTTTACAGAACTAAAAAACATGATAAGAAAATCAGGGACAAAAAATAAGAGAGAAGACGATGAAAATATTATATTAAGTGATTATGAAAATTATATTACATTTAATGAATTGTATATGATAGATGTTTATAATGAATTAGGCAAAGGATATAATCCAACAAATGAAATAAAAAAAAATTTAGAAGATTTATATTTAAAAATATATTTTCCAAATATTCACAGAGAAGAAATAAATAATATTATAGATTTTTTAAATAATAAAAATGATTTAGAAGTAAATAAAACAAAAATAGTTTTTGAAAATTTATATAATGATTTAATTTTACAAAATAAAATTTATGATGTAATTGCGGATGTTAAAAAAGATGAAAAATATAAATCTATATTTAAAGAAAATTATATCACACATTCAGTGATACATATAAATTTAAGACTTACTAAAAGCAAAAAGGTAGATATGTATCGTGTATTTAATGAATTTTTAACAAATGTTGATTTTCCATATATACAATATCAAACATTAAATTCCGGTTCAGGTTCTGATTATAAATATAATCAAGAAGAAATATATAATTTTACAAAAGATGACGACAATGTTAAAACATTACATAAATGGTTTGAAAATGGAATATATGGATTAACATTTAAAATAAGACTTGATAAAAATTTATATGAAGCTAAAAATCGAAATAATTTTTTGAGTGTTTCAATTAATGAGGTTGGAAGATTAGAATATAAAATAAATTGGCAAGAAACAGAAAAAGCAACATTAGATGATATAAGAAAAACATATAAATATATAAAAAATTTAATTATAAAAATTAATAATGATAGTCCAAAAAATCAGGCATTTATTCCAGAAGATGAAGAATTTAAATTTGCTTTTATAAATACAATACAAAAATTCGATTTACCAGATAAATACACAATTGACCATAATGATTTAAGAGAATTTTCACGGTTTTTTTATCCATATGTGGCATTAATTATTGATCCAAAAAAAAGAATATCAAAAAAAAATACTGATAATGATAAATCAAAATATGGTACTTATTTAAGATACAAAAAAATTTCAGGCTATGAAAATAATGCTAAAATTGAACAACGTATTATGTATTTTATTAAACATTATGAATTTGTTGAAGCAAAATTAATTGAAGAATTAGCACGAGAATTTAATATTACTGATGAAAGAGCAACTAAAGAATATATGCGAGTAAAATTAAAATATCCTAATTTAAAGAAAACACGAAAAATATTAAAAAAATTAGATACAATACCAAAATACAAACAATCAGGAGTTGGCATTGACATTCAAGGGAAGAAAAAAGAAAATTATAAAGTTAAAATATCCGGTGCAAGAAATAAAACTCAATTATTTCGTATTATTGATTTTATGAATGTATTAATGTTTTTATATAGTGAAACATATTTATATAAAAAAAAAGATAGACAAATATTGAAAGATATTTTAATTCAACTTACTGATATTGCTAAAAGTCGAGCAAAAGTTGAGGACGTTGTTGAATATAATAATTTATCAATACATAATATTAAACAAAAAATTAAAAAAGATAAACACAGACTCGGGTATAAACCAGAAAAAGGACAGGACCAGTGGTCACGATATTGTCAAAATTCAGGAGATGACAAAAGACAACCGCAACAATATAATTCATCATCAATGAATGAATTATTAAAAGAAGGATATAAATATAATAAAAAAACTGATACTTATGAAAAAAAACATATTGATGGAACAGGCAAAAATAAAAAAGAAATAACACTGAAAGCATTAAAACTGCCGGAATACGATAGCAAAATGGAGAAAACAGGAAATTTTGTTTATTATACATGTGATCCAAAAGAAAATAAGAATAATTATTTTGTTGGTATATTAACACGTGCCAAAAATCCGTATGGACATTGTATGCCATGTTGTTTTAAAAAAAATCAAGAAGAAACAAAAAATAAAGAAAAAAAAGAATTTTATGAGAAATGTTTTGGCATAGAAAATGATAGCAAACAAGAAACACTAACTGATTATAAAAGTGTCGGAGATAAATTGTATATATTACAAGATACAAATAAAATTCAAGAGGGGCGTTATGGTTATTTACCAAAATATATGGATATCTTTTTTAATATTTTAATGGATAAAAAAAATAAAAGAAGACAGCATTATTTAGAACAGACTGATGGATATTTTTTTAAATATGGACCAAAAGTAAGTGAATACAAATTTTTAAATGCGATTGAACCATTAATAAATAAAAATATTGAAGAAATAAGAGAAGCAATTATTGATGCAATTGAAAATGATAAAAATAATCAATATTTTGCATCATTAAATAGTGGAGATATAAAAACAAGTTTTGAAACAAGAGAAAAATATATTAGTTATATTAAAACATCTAAATTTTTAGAATTTGAGATGGTTAAAGATATTATTAGTATTCCCGGTGTTTTACATAAATATGGTTTAAATATTATTGTTTTCAAACGAATTTATTTAGTTGTAAAAAAAACATTAGAAAAAGATAAAATAGTGGATGATTTTAATTTAGAATGTATTAATGAAGAATTTCAATATAATATTACAAATCCAAAACGGCCGACAATTATTATAGTAAAAGATAATAAAACATATTATCCCATTATATTAGTTATAAAAAAAAATAAAAATGATAAATCAATAACAACTGAGACTTTATTTTATTGGGAGGATAAACCAACAAATATTGTTAAACAAATATATGATTTTATTATAAAAAATTGTGGTGATAAAAATCTTGAATTATTTAAAAAAGTTAGTTTTAGTGCAAATAAAATATATCATGAATTTGAATCATTAAATGACCCAAAATTAAAAATTAAAAGTCAAATTATTGATTCTCGTAATAAATGTAAATATCTTATTACAACTGATGGTTATTTAATTCCTACAAAACCGTCGTGCTCTTTATGGAATGTCACAATTGTAAAAAATTATGATAAATACATGTTAAGCTTTGATGAAACAATAAAATATCTTTCTAATATTAATAAAATAAGTAATATTAATATAAAACCAACTGGGATTTATTATGATGTTATTGAAGATGATAAAGCAAAAGTTTTATCAATAATTACAAACACAAAAGAATATATACCTATTAAAGAAGAATTAATTGAATTATCAAAATTAAAAAAACTTGATTTATTATACATAAAAAAATCATTAAATTCTAAAATTGACAATGAAATTGAAAAAGGAGCTAAAAATATTAAAATTGATGAAAGAATTAAACAAATCAATGAAAATATATTTACTGAAGAATCATACCAAATTTTTAGACTTACATTTAGCAATTTTATAACTAATCCAGAAAGTTTTAATGTATCAATGCGACAAAAAATTAACGATATTGTTTTATCAAAATTATCTCATCGAGATAAAATAAATAAAGTTCGTTTAATGATATACAAAATAATAGACCCAGTTTTATATTCAAAATATTTAGAAGTTGCAAATATTAAAGATTCTTATGATTCAAATCCAAATTTAAATAATAATGATTTTCAAAAAGGAGGTAAATATGAGAAATTAATTCAAAAAGTTAGTAAAATACCAAATATTATAAAATATGAACCTAATAACGATAGAGAAACATGTGCAATTCATGAGAACAATGAACAATGTATTAAAAATCCACATTGCACATGGAGTAAAGATAAATGCTACTTGGGTTTAACAACACATATGATTGTTTTATTTGTAAATAAAATAGCAGAAGAAATAGTATATAATGATTTTAAAGCATTTGAAATATTTAAAATTGGAGAATATTATGTATCAGATATTGTTGATAGAAATAGATTTTCATATATTGAAGGACAGAAAATTATAAGAGCGAGTTCAAGTAATATACGAAAAATTTTAAATGATTTATTTGGTAAAGATAATACACCGATTATTGGTAAGAATATTAAAAGTAAAACTGAAAGCAAAAGTTATATTGCATTAAATTTAGAAAATCCTATTTTAGATCTTGTTGATTATTACATACAAAAAATTATTCCTAATAATCAAACTATTTTTAGAGCATTTGCGAATGGTTTTTATTGGAATAAAAATAATTATTATAGTGTCGAAACACGCAATTTAGGATTTTATAGTCCAGAACAATCTAATTTCGCAACAAATTTTAGATCGTCAATTATTGATTTATTAGTTGATTTAAATGAAGTAAAAAATTTAACACCAATAATAAGAACAAAATTAAAATTACCAAATAATACAAATTTAGATGATGCAGAATCCAAAAATAAAATAAATGATTTTATTTATGATATTTCAAATAATGTTGCTAATACATCAAACGGTTATATTGAATTACTTATATTATCATTAATCTATAAAGATATAACTATTAAAATATTTGATTATTCTAATAATATTGTTGAAATTATTGAAAATGGTAGTATATTAGATAAAAATTATAAAATAAAAAATACAAATATTATTAATATTAAATATGAATATGGAACATCCGCTCAAATACCAGAAAATATATATGTAATTTATTATATGTAATTTATGAGATTCTATTAATACTTTTTAATTAAAAATATAATAATATTTTTAATTATTATTTCACAGATAATAAGAATTTATAAATTTACATAATAAATTTACAATAATAAATTTACAATAATAAAATTTCATAATTAGTAAAATAATAATAATTCATGTCTAATAAAAATTCATAAAATTACAATAATTAAATCTTATAATTAGCAAAACAATAATAAATCACGACTAATGAAAATTTATAAATTTACAATAATTGAATCTTATAATTAGCAAAACAATAATAAATCACGTCTAATGATAATTTATAAATTTACAATAATAAAATTTCATAATTAGCAAAATAATAATAATTCATGTCTAATGAAAATTCATAAAATTACAATAATAAAATCTTATAATTAGCAAAACAACATTAAAATTACAATAATAAATTTTCATAATTAAGCAAAATAATAAATTACGTCTAATGAGAAATCATAAATATAATATCAATAAATATTATTCTCATAAAAATCATGGCGCTGAGTAATGGTTGTTATTATTATTTTATTATTAAAAATATTTCAAATAAAAATAAAAATAGTAATATAACCATTTGACAACGCCAATATAATATTATAATTTTCATAAAATATAAAATTTCATAATTACGCAAAATTAATAATAAATCATAAAAA